CTTAATTGCAAAGCAAACCAACCATCACCGTTCCCACTTTGTTTCCACAGCGTCATAGCGGTATGCTGATTGCTCTCTATTCGTGAGAATGGGAATGTATCGTTGATACACACCTTGCAGTCGATTAGATACGCTTTTCCATTTCGGACAGCTATTACATCTGCTGGTTGTCCGGCAGAGTTTTGTGCGAGATTATGCGTCCAGAAGCCCTCTTGAAACAGGATTTCGCAAAACTCGGTCTCGAAGTCATTTCCTATCTTTTTATTTGTCGAGTGTGACATTCTGCACCTCCTTACTAATCTTCCTGAATGTATCAATTCGATTTTTAGTCTGTTTCTCTGTCAACCCCATTTGCTCTATCCTCTTATTCTGTAATACATCTGTGATATAGAATAAAATCTGATTTACGGCTTCGGGTGTGTAACTTGACTGAATAACTTTCAGTAACTTACGGGTTCTCATAATCGAAGGTGGATTGAAAAAATTCTCCAATCTGATAATCATTTCGCCCTTCTCATAACGGATTGTTATTTCATTCGGTGGCATTGTCATTCGTCTCCTCATACTATTCAAATGGCCTCAGCACACTTCTTGTGTGTCAGTCGGATTCATGCTCCTTTTCCTTTAGAATGTTGTCACATTCTTCGAGAATCTTCATTGCCTTCGGGTAGGTGTAGACACCTCGAAGAATACTCGACATCATGGGTGGCTGAACTGCTTGGCCTCGCTTTTGCAGTTCAAGAATCAAATCAACCTGTGTCACTCCTAATGCGTCCATTCTCGACTTAATATCATTCACGATTTTCCCTCCTTTCGTGGTTCTAATTATTGTCAAATCCTCTTTTCAGATTCGATATTGTTATTGTAATTCTTATTCTTATAACTGTCAACACCTAAATCTGAAATTTATAATTTATTTTAAGAGGAAATAAAAAAGCCACCCCTGTAGAAAGAAGTGGCGATATTCAATGTTTCGGATTTGCTCTCATAGTAGAGAACTCAGTTTAACCTACGTCCTTTTTTGGCGTTTCGTAAGTGAGAGCCTGTGCGGAATCACTCAAACCAGCAGTGGTAGGGTCTGTGACAATACCGAGTAGTGTCAGTATACCGAATACAGCATTTACGACAGCCAACAGCTTGCTACCCAAATCTCCCAAATCGAGAGTGAAACCAAACACCGATGCAACGACCTGTACCAACAACAGAACTGCCGGAATCAGAGCCAACCAAAACATCTTGTTTTTAATTCGTACTTTCCAATTAATCATAGTATGTGCCCTCCTTAGACTAATCTATTAACCGCCGCCTGTACCGAGCTATAATCATAGCCAGCGGCAGTTAAACGATTTTTACGGTCTTCACCGTTTCCCCATTTACCAGCAAGAACTTCTCTTGCGATTTCTGCAACCGATTTGAGAGTTGTACCGCCTGAGACAGCAGACCCTGCTTTCGTAGTTACAAAAGCGTCAAAGCCAGCCGCCTTGAGCTTATCAACTTGTGCTTCGGCATTTGCTTTTACCGAGTAAGCCCCTGTCTGAACCTTGTAGAGATCATCGACCTGTACCATATAGGTATCGAAGCCAGCGTCCTTTACTTTTACCAGCATAGCGTCAGCATTTGCTTTAACAGAGAACGCTCCTGTCTGTACACAATATAGAGTGTCGCTGGAAGGTGTCGAAGGAGCAGAGCTTGTACCAACCAATCTCTTTGTAACCTCTGCCGCCAAATCTCCGAGACGATTATACAGCCAGTCTCCAGGACAGCTCTTGTTCGCAAACCAGCGATGAACCGTGATAATCATTTCATCGGATTTAGGAGAGTAGTTGAGGGTCTTGTCCTTATCACCGAACCAAATCAGCTTGCTCTTTCCATAACGCTTGCAAATATCCACGCACAGCTCGATAAGTGATTCGTACACATTACCGTTCATCGCATACGGAGCGGTCTTGTCAGAAGCACACTCGATGGTAATAGCTCTGTGGTCGTTTGCACCGCTGGAAGAACACCAGCTACGGTCTTTCTCCTCTACGCAGAGGGAAATACGACCATCAGTACCTATACCGTAGTTACAACTTGCCTGTCTCGAAGGGCTTATGAAGCACCCACAGATACTCTCTGCGGAAAGCTGACCTACAACACAATGAGGGGTGATTCTATCGACACCCTGTGTGCGAGGACTTGTCTTGTTTGGGGAAATGTTTGTGTAGGTTGTTAATGAACTGTTACTCATTTTAATGACCTCCTTCTTGCTCATAACGCACATCCTTTGTATTCGATATAGGCAAGGCTGCCACATCTTTTACAATTTTCTCGGCTGTTCCGTTACCACCTAACTTTTTGTAAGGTACATACAGATATTCGTGAAGATTCTCGTATTCATCTTTCGTTATGTACCCACGATTAATATAACTTTCTCCAAGATAACAAATGCGGTCGTGTCCGAGACCTTTTAACATTTGAGATTCTGCACTACACTTAGTATCTTTCCTCTGAATGAGGTATGTGATAAAAGCCCAAAATCCAGTACTTGCGAAGATGGCGACAACAATACTTCCGATTAAAGTCATTTCTGATACCATTATTGTTGTTCTCCTTTACTTTAATAAGATAAAATGATTTTAATTGGTATGTAACTGTGCCCAGCCACGCCAACTATCCTGGCAAGTATTTTTCCACATAGTTTTATTGGTTGAAGCACCGTCCCAACCAAACGCGAATGCAACGCCACGAGCTGCCGACCTCTTAAATACGAGAACGATGCAATGTTGCGTTGGCAAATCATATGTTGATGTACTTGCACTCTCGTAAAAATACCACATTGCACTACCAATTGTCGTGTTTTTCCAATTAGCCGTACTTCCGCCCAATAACCCATTCAACATACCATACACCGCTTTAGCACTCGGATATTGGGTATCGGTTGAACTACTTGAAATGCTAGTAACCTTGTTTGATGTTTTTTCAAATGTGTCGTACACCGCTTTAGCACTCGGATATTGGTCGTCGGTTGATGAACTTGAAATACCAGTAACTTTATTTGATATTTGTTCAACCTCGGTTTCGCATAAATTTTCACAAAATCCAAAAACTTTTTCATGTGACATATTTTAATCCTCCTTTTTATTATCCAATAATGAAATTAGTTGCGATAGGTAACATTGCATCTGCCGCGATTGTTCCGTTCTTTGCAATCAATTTGATGGTTCCCGTGCTTGCGCTAACTTCAAAAACACAAATTGTTGCGGTTCCGCTTGAGATAGCTGCAGAAGTGAATTGGAAATTCATCGCAGGCTTCATCCACGATGGCAATGTGCATATCGTTGTATCAACAGCAGTAACGCCCTTGATTGCTCCGCGCAAATGAACGGTATTACCAAATTTACGAAACGCTGGTGTTGTGGTATTGTCAAAAGACGTTCCAGCTTCAAGCGTAACATCATTCCAGTCAGTATCTGAACTCAATCGGTCGTTGATTTCAGTCACGCGCTCATTTATTGCAGTGATTGATGTCATTGCTGCCGTTGTGTCGCCAACAACAACAGATTGCAACACAATAAAATCTACACTTTGTCCCGCGGTCAAATCCTTTGTCAATTCGATTTCAGTATTGTCCGTGATTGTGTAATCGACACCCAAAACGGCAAACAAACGATTAATTCGAACCAATAACACGTCTTTGTCCTCGTTAAACGACGCAATGTTGATTGGAATTGTTGTTTCACCGTCAACCAACGTCGTATATTGGGATTCGTACTTGACGACGGATGTTGCCACGGTCAATTCTTCTGTCAGAGTTGCAAACCACGTGTCGAATGATTGCTTTTGAACACTTTCGTATGAATCCATTTCAGCTCGATAGTCCGTCTGTATAGTATCGATGATTTCATCGCCTTGTAATTTCAGATTATCAGTGTAGTCCACGAAGCCGTTGAACACACTTGTTTCTATGTCCTCGAATGACTGTTTCTGCAAATCAAAGTAGTTTTGAAACGCTTCGTATAAATCTGTTCCATTTTCCACCATTGACATGATGGTATTGAGTGCTTCATTCATTCGGTTTGCCTGCATAGCTCCGAAGAACGATTTTTCTTTGTTGGTATAAACGGTCACATCTTGAAGCGAAATTGTACCATCGTTGTTGTCAATCTGATTGTACTTTTTCAGACCGCTCCAAACAGCGTCCGTATAATCAACAGGTAATAATTCCCATGCCATTTATATACCCCCCTTCATTCCAAAATTCCATGTGAATGTCCTCCTTCCGTCTTTCTGATTTGATAGTTTATCGTAGAGGTCGAGGATTGCTCCCTCCAATCGGTTCAGCTCTGCGAAATCCATAATGTTTCCATTTGCTGTATACGAGGGAGCAGTACCATAAGACCTCTTGATACTATTATAATTGATGGTATTCAGATTTTCCTCAAGCTGATTGATTTCGTCAGCATAGAAGTAATCATTCGGAGTTCGGTCTGTTCCGAGAGCATGAATCGTGAAATCGTCATACATTTTGATTGCCAGCTCCCTGAGATATTCGAGGTTATTCTTAATTCGATTGAAGTCTGCCGCATTGAATCTGTCTCCAACATAGAGACCTTCTGAATCAAGCTCATAATGCCAATCGGTTTTAGGAGTTTCCCACATAATTACCCTCCTATCCTTCGAGCAGTAACCTTGCCCGAAAATGATTGCTTAAATTCGAGTGTCTGACGGTAGATATTAACCTTCATACCATCGCGAAACTCATTTTCTTGGTACACAATATCGTTTGAATCTATTTCCGGGTTTCCACGAGTGTTGTACTCATATTCCATACCCGAATTGTAGTAATCACTCAACCACTGTGCCAGTTCTGTTGCCATAATTATATCGCTTATTAGAGGATTTTCCCACTTTACGGTTTTACCTCGTGCGTTCAGAGACATTCGAGCATAGCGTTCAACTATCTTGTAGCGATACCCCAATATATCAAGCCTGTACGAGCCTGTTACAGAGAATTGCACAGTGATATAGTAATTTCCATAGGCTACGATAGAAACACCGCTTGCCGCTTCATTTAGGGTAGCACGAAAGCCATAAGAAGGTTCACCGATGTAGAATGTTTCTGTCTCCCCGGCTACAACCGTTATTTCCTCACTTATGAGAGTGTCTTCGGCAGTACCACTCTGATAACTGTAACACGGAACGATAATCTCTTTTATGAGTTCCTGTTTGATTGCTTTAGGAGAGGAGGTCATGTCTGTTCGTGTCATTGTGAAATCTGTTATATCACCGAAAGCAAAGTGATTTAATACGATACGGTTGTATGGCTCTTTGGTTTTTGTAAACTCAATCTGCATAGTGTCAAAATCGTCAAAGTCATTTAGGATAATCGTTGTCTTATGGATTTCATCAGCACCAGCAAAATATTCTGTCACCAGCTCACCATCATTGTAGGTGCGTATTGTGAAAGCATCAGGGAGAGCATGACCGAAAATGAGCTTTACACCGTAGTACATACAAGCCGCTTCCTGTACCAATGTGATAACAGGATTTGTGATAAAATTACCATCAGCGTCAGATTGTACATCAGACATACCCTGTATTGATACCTGCCTGTGTTTGTTTGCTGGAAGAAAGAACATACTTCCGCTTGCTGTCGTGTAATTGGTTGCCAGCGTACCGTATTCTTCCTTCTCAGAATCATTCAGTATGTTCGCAACATTGGAATACGGAGCTTGACCGCTACAGCTTATTGACGCTTCGGGTACAAAATTCGATTTGATTCGAATCGTACCATATCGTGTCTGCGACAGAATACACCGACAGGCATTTGCGATAATCTGTAATGCTTCTTTGTGCTTTACCCTCGGAATAGGATTCTTTGAGTAAAGTGTCTTCAATCGTGGGTCGATATAGTAATCAGTTACTCCAGCGTCAGTCAGCACATCTTGAGCCAATGCGTAGTAACTTTTTCCGATGGCATCATACATACCTTTGTAATATTCGGAATCCATGTTACGAAGCACATCTTGACAACGGATAGTAGCTGTAGAATCGTCACTTTCCCACTCGGAACATAACAGGTGATTTCCTCTGACCCACTCAATCTCCCCAGAATCCGGGAGCTGATAGCCATAGTAAATATCCATTTCCTGTCCTGTCTCAAGGAAGTTGATTGCTGATTTCGGATTGTCCACATTAAAATAGCGGTCGTAGTTTTTAAGCTGTACCGAGAAATCTATCTGAGGCACATCTGCACCGATAGGAGAAATGTAACTCTCCAAAGTAGACCCCATAACACTGTCATTGTAATAGACAAGACCATATCCGAAGCGGATAGAGTAAATGCGAAGTCTACTCTGCGGATTCTTCATTTGATAGAACACCATCTTAATATAAGTGGTATTTTCGATAACTTCCTCAGTACTCCATTTTGATTCTGTATTGTTACGAAACTCAATTACCTGTCCTGTGCTTCCAACCACATCAAAGTCAATCGGATAATTTTCTCCGAAGTTGATTGTCAACCCCTTGAAATCGGTAGCGGCCATGTGAAGATTGATTGTAAGCTCGTAAGCCACATCTGATACCAATTCTTTTCCTATAAGCCCTGTATCGTAGAAAACATCAGCAGAGGTGCTACGAGGAGGAAAGAACATAGTTCCATCAACCTTCGTAAAATTCTCCTCAAGCGTTGCATAAATCGTATCGTCAGTATGCTCACCGAAAAGGTTTGCTTTGTTGGAGTAGTAAGAGAAATCTCCATTGTCGATACGAGCTTTTGCCTGTGCTTCTTGATTGATAAGTCCGAAAGAGAGCATAATATAAGCTCTCTCTCGGAGGGAGGATTTCATACTTGCTTTATATTCTTTTGAAACTTTCTGCATGGAATCAATCCTCCTTATTCTCCGCAATCTATGAGATTAACCTTGCAATCTATGTAATGCGTGGGCTTTCCGTCACCGTCTACCCAATATGGTTCTCCTGTTCGGTCTCCACAGTACATTTTTATGGTTTTACGACCATTTGTTACAGGGTCATTGAATGTGACATACACGAAGAAATTACTTAATGTCTTCAAAATGCGTTCCCATTGAGTGGCGGTCAGCCACGGCCATTCCAACCCATCAATCTTGTACTGGTCTCGACCTACCCTCTGTCCTACGACAGCTCCGTTAGCGTCTCTACCAGCGTCAACTACTGTAGTTACGACAACACTCACACCTCTTTTAGAGGGTGGTAGCTCGTAACCGTTTATTTCCAAATATGCCATCGTTACCTCCTCCTTTTAAGTTGCAAACACATAACCATTGGCTTTCTTCTGTGTGGTAACAGCGTCAGTGACAGTTCTGTTACCTATCTGTACGATTGTCTGTTCCTCTTTGTCAGCCTGTCTACGCATATCTGTGGCTAAATTTGAATCATTCAGAGCTTGGAGAACAGCTTCTTTCATTACTTCTGTCATTGCTGATTCGTCAACAAATAGCTGATTGTTACTATTAGCCGATACATTAGCAGATATTGTTCTTGCATAATCCGCTGAATCGTAATACTTCAATGCGGAAGTGTCTACAGACAAACCAACTGTAGGGGAATACGCTGTGATACCATCCGTCCATGTGTCCATAAGAGAAAAACTTGAACCCATTGTGTCTTCGAGACCTATGTTAAAACCTTCGGTAACAAAAGAACCTATCCTCTTGAAAACCTTAGAGGGAGAGTGAATACCGAGAGCGTCTTGGAACCCTTCTACGAAACCATCAACAAAATCGTTTACAGCGTTTTCCAAAGTTCCCCATGCGTCAGTGAGACCGTCTATAAGACCTTGCCAAATATCAGCACCCAACTGTTGGAGTCTGCCGGGTAATCCCATAAAGAACCCTACAATCTCGTCAATAATCTCAGGAACTTTCTGTTGTACCTTTGCTATCATATCACTACACCATTCGCCAATTTTGTTTACGGTATCTGAAATGGCTGTGTAAATTTTACCCGGAAGTTCAGAGAACCACGTAACGACACTTTCTATGATTTGAGGTATTCGTGCTATCAATGTTGCATACATGTCTATTGTCCATTGAACCACCTTACCTAATGCAAAACCTAAAGCGTAGCCGATTCTTCCAGGAAGTTCCAGGAACCATTTTACGATACTGTCAATAACACCTTTGAACCATGTCGGAAGACCTTTGAACCAAGGAACAGCGGTATTATTCCACCATCCTGTAAGTTCTCCCCACTTATTAGCGAACCAAGCTGAAACTGAATCCCAATTTTGATATAACCAAATTCCTAAATCGGTGAGGAGACCTATGACCAGCCCAATCAAAGCACCAATTGCCATGCCTAATGGTCCTCCAAT